TCTACTATTCTTTTACTATTATTAGCAGAGTCTCTTACTTGTATAAGTGTATCTTCTAGGTTAGGGTTTTCTGGAATAGATAAACTCATATCAAATTCTAATGAGTCTCTTTCTTTTATATACAGATTATTCTTATCAATAGCTCTAATATCTTTATCTAGATTTTGTAAATTAGCTTCTAACTCTATTATTTTAGTCTGGATAGAATCATCTATTTCAGGCACATCTACATAGTCTTTCTTCTCTTTTATATCAACAGAAGATAGATAATCATCAACAGTCTTTAACTCTCCTTTTTTTGAAGCTAAATCTTTGTCTAAATCGCCTGAAATCTTTTTTATTTGTTCTCCTAAATCTATATACTTTTCAAAGTTAAAGAGGTTAATTAAAAACTTTTTTCTATTAGAGTCTGTGGCTTTTAAAAAGTCTAAAAGATCTGTAGAGCTTTGATATGTAAGTTGAGAAAATATCTCAAAAGTCATACCTAACTCATCATGAAGTTTTTTATAAGTGTCTAATACTTTATGTTCAGAAATATCAACTTCATCTTTTAGTAAAACTACTTTAGTTTGTGCCCCACTTCTTTTAACATCAATTTCATATTCACTGTTATCAATTGTAAAAGTTAGATTTGCGCTCCAGTTCTTGCTTTTTGAGTACTTATTTAAAATGTCCCCTTTTTTAATACCTTTTATATTTTTATTGAATAAGATTTCTTGTAGTATTAATGCGATACTAGACTTTCCGCTTCCGTTAGGGGCAGAAAGTTGCGTAATTTTTTCTTTAGATAGATTAAGAGATATTTTATCTCCATAACTATACATATTACTGAAGGTTAATTCTTTTAGTTTTATAGACATTTTACCACATTATTTCTTGATATAAAGGATGAATTAAAGAAGTAATTTCTTTACTAATAATTGGTCTAGTAGTAGTTAAAAGTTCTAAGTTTATACTAACTCTAGGTTCATAAGAATTTTTTTGCGGATTTGGCTTATGTATTAACCAGCCAGGAAATAAATAAATATATCCTTGCTTGATAGGAACTTCAGCTTCTTCTCCACTGTTTAAAATGATTGAAAGAGTTCCTGTAGGATCAGGGACATTAGGATAATAAACAGCATTAATAGAAGCACTAGTGATATGATTATGCCAAATACTTGAGTATCTTTCTTTATTTTGCACATACGCCCAGACTTCAGAATATTTAACATCATTTTCTTTTAGTGTTAAATTAGTGAAGTAAGTATTACAAATTCCTATGAATACTCTCCATAATCTAGATAACTCAGGTGTTTTGTCTAAATGAACATTGTACCCTTTTGAATTATCCATTTTTTGATTGAATTGATCAACAGCGTGTTTAGTTATTGTTCGCTCATCTTGCTGCATCTGAGGGAGGTGCATACTAAATAGATAGGGATTATCTTTGAAAACCATATTCATTTTAGGCCTAGCCCTTTATACTCATCTAAAATACTTTCTATATTATCTACTTTTAAATATTTTAAGTATTCTTCTAGTTCTTCAATTAAAGATTTATTTCTTAAATCAATTTTTGAGTTTTCAGAAGGTGCAGTAGCAATCTTCTTGTCAATGAGTTCTGAGTTTTCAATTTTACTTACTTCATCAATAGACCCTGTGATCTCATAAATTACATGATTATAATCATGAGGAATAATATCTTCCTGTTTACTAACTGTTTTTCTGATTAGTTTAGGTAGTTTTAAGTCAATAAATTCTCTAGTATAATTAGCATCATCTATTACAGTAAATATATCAACACCATACTGTCTTTTGTCTTCTCTATCAAAGTGAGTATTTATAGGAGAACCTGGATAATAAATATCAAAATCTTTATACTTATGGTTAAAATGAAGATCCCCTAATAGGGTTAGTTTCCAAGGTCTGAGCTTTTCAAAGTCAAACTCAGGAGTAACGTGAGGAGGAACCTCTCCTCTAATATGAGTTACTAAAATATCTCCAGAAACATATTCTGGAACATTACCAATCTGCATTTCTCCATAAGGAAAGAATTGAATACCAAAAGGCCATGATTCGTCTTTTAAACGATCATTTTTTGTGAATAGTTTTACTAGGGGATTAGTAATAACAGCATCTTCTAAGAAATGTTGAAGAAAAGTCTCACCCTTTTTAGTAGCTTCATGGTTACCTGGTATTATATAGGTCGGTATAGATACTGAATTAATATATGATAAAAAGAGACATATCTCATCTGGTTCTGGTTTTTTATCAAACACATCACCAGCTATTATATGAATATCACAAGATGATTCAAGCTCATGTAGTTTTTTAAACATAAGCTTGAATCTATTCTCTTGCCACTCATATGGGACTTTTTTCTTGTGAAGAAGTATGTGCCAGTCAGCACTTGAAAGTACTTTAAGAGCCATAGTTAAATATTTTATTTAGGTTTCCTTGGAAAGTAAAGGCACCAACGTGATTTAACTTTGTATTAGGATCTACCCAAATCTGACCACCAAGTGTTTGCCAACGCCTACAGAAAGTATAATCTTCTGATAAATATCTATTATCAATAGGATCATGAATAGTATCAAAGAGCGAATAACAAAACTTATTATACTTTGGATCAATAGAACTATCATTCTTATAGTGTAGTTCTGGATATGCTTCCATCATAGACTTGATTACTTCTTTTTTAATTAAGAAAAATCCTGTAGAAGCATCAAGAACTTCAACTGCTCCATCTTTAGCTTTTACTTTTCTAGTAGCTTTATCCTCAAACTTAAGATTAATAGCATATTCAGCACCTGCTGGAGCTGGATCTTCGTCACCTGCTTGAACTGCTTTAGCAACACCTTTCCAATCTACTGTCTTCTTTGGATATGCAGCTGCAACCACATTCTTATTCATTGCTAACATACGAAGAATTGACTCAGGGTCAAACTCAATATCAGCATCAATGAACATCATGTGTGTAGCATTGTCATCTGCCATAAACATAGCTGTCAATATATTACGTGCACGAGTAACAAGTGATTCGTTTCTTAGAGTTGTGATTCTAAAGTTAATACCATTTTGAATCATAGTTTGAGAAGCTCTAAACATACTTAAAAAATATTGATCAGTTACTACACCTCCATAACAAGGAGTTGCAAAAAATACATTCATTTTTCTTAACTCTTCATTATCTAGTTTAACTTGATTATCACCAACTTGTTTGAAAAAGGGTGATCCATCTTCAGGTATTTTAACAGAGACGTCTTTGCTTTCAATAGTTTTTGGAATAGCAATATTATTTGCTCTTTCAACTGATGGTGTTTCTTCTTTTATTACTTCAGAAGTAGACTCTGGGGCATCCCCAGAGTCTTTACCTGAGTATTCAGATAGTTTTTTCTTAGCCATTATAGGTCTTCCATAGTTTCGTTATCGTCTACTCTCAGATCACCTACAACAGCTTCTGAAAAGTAAGAAGTATTTCTTAATAGAAATTCTTTTTGCTCATCATATGATTGACGCTTAAACAGTCTTTCTAGATCATAAAGCTCTTGAGCTTTCTCTGCTTCTTCTAAAGGAACAGTACGTCTAGAAGGAATACAGGTGTACTTAACATTCATTACCTGTGGTCCTGTTTTTTCACGCTTGATTGTAATATCGTAACCATTCTCATCATCAGAAGGATTACCATACTCAGGATTCATTGCGTAGTCTAAGATTTGACGATAGATTGTGGGTTTTAAGTCGAATAACTTAATTTGATTATCTTTTCTGTCGATTGCATTACAAACATAAGAAAAGACTGGTTTATCAGAATAGATTGAAGGATCAATCTCTTTAACTGGATCAATTCCTGGTGTTTCGGAAAAAGTTTCATTATCACGATTAAAACTTAAACATTCGATTGGAACACGCTTACCATCATTATTAATTACCCAGTAAACATATCTAGGCATAACAGCTCCAATAAGTCTAATTTTATTATCGCCTTCACCTAGTCGAATTCGTTCGATAGTTCTATTCTGTCCTGATTGATTACCTGCTTGTTGTTGCTTTAGGTCTGTCCATTGTAAAGCCATATTATTTCTCCAATATTAGTGTTATTATCCGATCAGAATGTTTTATAAGAGGATTTTTCCAGTATCTATCTTCAACATAGTGTTCTGGAATAAATCTATTTTTATTGTGTAAACTTCTCTGACCTAGGATGTAAAGGTAGTCGCTTTTAGTTTTAGAAGATATATTATAGTGTAACCAGCTAGGATTATTCATATAACATTGAGGTTCTTCTATAGTAAATCTAGAAACTATCTTTTTTCCATACTTTTTTAAATGACCATTTATAAATAAATGTTCAGGTATGTTAGTTATATGTAATTTTGTTTTTAATGTTAAAAAACTATTAGAAATTACTCGATTATAACCAACGCTAAGAGCAAAAGTTAAAAGAACTTCTGCATCAAAATTATATTTTGCAGCTTTTTTTATTTCAAGTGTATTTAAGAGTATACTCATTTTTGTAGCATCTGTCAAAGTTAAATTGACTTTGTGTGGAATCCTTGCTGTTGATACCATCTAAGTCGTTTTTCTTGTACATTTTTTACTATTGGTCCTCTGAGCCAGATGTCAATGATAAGAGGATATTTTTTCTCTTCATGTTCTCGCAATATGCGTCCTATTCTTTGTTCTAGTTTAGCATAGTTATTTTGTGGACAGGTAAATATAATTGTATCAAGTCTATGACAAGATATGCCTTCATCAAAAATCTTTGTAGATAAGATAGCTTTTACTGATTTACCTGCTTCAGATAATATACGTTGTCTCTCTGGTTCTTTTGTTGCGCCAACTAGCATAACTGAGTCTTCTAGTTTGTTATTAATGCGCTTTAGCATTTCTATTCTTTCAGAGACTATAAGTATGCACCTATCTTGAGCTATTTTTTTACGAGCTGTCTCACAAATAAGGTCTATATAAGCGTCATTATGTGCTAACATATTCATAGAAAGAGCCCAGTCTCTTTGAGGATTACGAAGCCGA